CTTGGTTGGCACCAAGGCATCACGCCGCCCGGTTATCACCACAACTTGTCGGAGCACAGTTGTCCCGATTCACGAGATTACGCTTGGTAGGGTCAGGCCCCACACGCACTCATCTCGATGCCGTCAACCGCCACCGGGGGCCGTCGAGTAATTGAACCTTCGGCTCAATGCTTCGGATTAAGAAGACTAATCCGTGTGTAGTTTCGGGCGAACATCGATAAATCGGTATCGAACGCCCATGTAGATCCAACAACGATGACCACAATGTATACACCATTGCCTATACAATAAACCAGCCTTAACTAGTGCTGAAGGTATAGGATGAGGAACTAATCCGCAACCAATCCGATTGCTGTGCCGATAAAAAGGCATTATTCTTCCTCACATAGCTGCAAATGAGCTTCATAATCTTGCAAGTCTAATTGACAATAGCAATCAAAACAAATACCACGATCTGTGGCTTCTCTATCTACATTCGTTCCACAGCGTGTACACTTCATTCTTCTTCCTCCAAAGAAACATTTGTATACATACGATGTATAATCTTCCTTTCAAAATCCGTGGTTGGAACCAAAGGTTTCCAAGTCCACTTTCCGTTTTTCTTATATCGCCAGTAGAGTTTTCCGCTCATATACTGACGATAGGCCATGTATACATAAAGATTTGTATACATCAAAAGTAATGTCCAATAATAGTACCTATATTCTTAGGCATATCCAATATTCCTTTCTCAATAAATTTCGTAGGAGAGGAATATAGATCTAAAGCGGTTCTGGCACCTTCTTCGCCAAAAGCAAGTTGACTAATACCAGTACCTACTACAGCGCCAGCGGCATAACCTAAAGCAGCAGCGGAAGCACCGGTGGCTATTGCACCACCCAAAGTAACAGTTCCGCCACGAGCGAGAGTGGTTCCAAAAACACCTCTAACAGCGTTAAAATGAGCACGAGCGCCAAAACTTGCCAAACTTCGTGCCGTGTTAAGGGTCGCTGGATTTCCTGTAATAAGGAGCCTAGCCAATCCGGCACCTGCAGTCCCAGCGGTATACCCCCAATACATTGATTCAATATTACGAGCAACATGCCAGGCATCAATAGGTCGTAATTCAGCCATCAAATCACCTTCGTGATCTCTTGGCAGGGACAAGTTTCTTTGTGCTCTTTTTCTTATTCGTATATCTATATCGCACTAACTTGCCATTTTTCTTAAAAGTCTTGCCGTAATTATATTTCGCCATCAAACACACACTCCGCTTGCTTTGTCAAGAGCGTAGTTAGTTGCACCAACAAGGTGCAGAAGTATCGTAAGAGCCAAGTATTCTATACGATTATTTTTGAGGTGGGATATTACTGAAGTTGCAGTAACCACACTCTTGACTGTCTCTGGATTAATTACTGTCATAAAATCACATCTCCGTCATAGGTTCACAAAGGTAACCTCTGTGATCACCAGGTACTAATTCAACCTGAAGAGTTCCACCAGTACCACTGCCTGCAATTGTTAATTCAATTAAGCCACAAGGGAACATACCACCAGGTATACTAGTATGTCCACCAATCGTAGTCGGAGTAATAAAAGCAGTATCATGTATCTGCAATCCATTCAACTGATTAGCGCCGCCAGGATACATAGTATCAACATGAACACCATCATTCTCGAATGGATATGGTGCAATATTATTATCCAGAGCCATATCCGTTAACACATCTGATTCTTGTTGAGTTCCATCATTAAACAATGCAACTTGCCAATTCTCTGGAGTAACTCCATCTGCATCCTGCATATCAGCTGGAGTATTAGGATCTTCAATATTCGGCAAAGCACGACTTGCAGCATATCCTTCAATAAGAGATACTGCATTATATCCTGAAGCTCCATTACCAGGATAACTTGCTCCTACAGCAATCATTTCACGATCAGCAGCAAGATACCCAGGGGAAGCAGTAGGAATATGAACCTTAGACGGTGCCCACTCACCAGCAGTAGCTTGAACATACTGATAACCGACTGGTCCAATAACATCATTTAATGACAAAGGCATTAAATTAGCACCGAATCCAACATTGTGATGATTAGCATTCGCATAAATCTTAAAATCAAGGAATCGAGGTCTTAATGACTCAGATTCTGCCAACGCTTCATTATTCATACGCTGCCAGGCGCGAAAACTTTTTTCCCAACTATTGAACATTGTCCAAGTCGTAGGAAGTTTGGCTGTAAAAACAGCACCCTGATAATCAGAAACAAGTTTCATTCCGGAAACAGCCCAATTTATTCCCTGACGGTAAAATCGTCTGTTAAGAATACTAGCACACTGTGATAGATCTATGTAAAACCGTTCTGCACTTTCGATCGCAGGCAATGTAAATGACATTGTAGTAACAGCCGGTTCAATCTTTTTCATTTTAAGTGCATAGCCTTTCTTTCTTGCCATGAATAAGGGGTATAGGATTCCCTCTATAATTCTTGGCGTAGACACCCACGCACTGCTTGGTTGGCACCAAGGCATCACGCCGCCCGGTTATCACCACAACTTGTCGGAGCACAGTTGTCCCGATTCACGAGATTACGCTTGGTAGGGTCAGGCCCCACACGCACT